GTGGAGATGGTCTTTTCAAGCTCTTTCTTAGAAGCTTGGGCAGAAGCCATGGCAATTTTAAGATCAGCCTGAGATTTCTCAAGGCTGGCTTTTGTATGTTCAGCTTCAGACCTGGCGGCCTGAAGTTTGGACTCAGCTATTTTAAGCGAGTCCTTTAAGGCTTGTTGAGAGTAAGCTGCTCGCTCATTCTCATCCTTAAAGGCATTTGCTTTAAGCCGTAATTCTGAGAGCTCTCGTTGGAGCTCAGCAAGTTCGGCGGCTGGGACTGTAGTTCCAGTCTGTTGTTGGAGAGACCTTAGTTTCTCTTCAACAAGAACCCAGTCTTCTTTAAAGACAACCAAACTAGGTTTGCCTTTAAAGGTCGCCGAAACCATATTGGCCGAAGCCAAAATTTCATCGACTTGGTGCTTGACAGCAACCGATGTTGAAACCACCGATGGTGGGGGTGCAATGCTTGGCTCTGCCGGGTAAGACCCCGGAGGCGGCTGCTGCGGTGCAGCATCTTTTCCATTGGAAGAAGACATAACCACGATATGCATTACATATTTCTGGAGCACTCATTCAGGTGGTTTGCTCTAAAATGTGGTCCTATTGGGAATCATCTGCTTGTTCAGGTTCCATCCCCCATTCCCCTAGGTCAGGGTCAGGGAATGGGATTTTAGATTTGATGTTCCCCAATAGGTTGGCAGAATACTGCCTTATGGAATTTTCATGAGCAGCAGCCTCATCTGGGTCCGAAGTTGCTCGGAGCCCAAGATGTTTAACAACATTCACTAAACTGACTATCAAGTCAGAAGTTGATATGTTAGTGGTGCTGCGCAACAGTCCCATTCTTGCATTATCTATGATGACAGCTGGCCTGCCGTCATTAGTGCCAATGTCTAGCAATCTAGCCCGTTCGTTTAGAAGTGGCTCAAGATTGCTTCTGTAAAGCTGTAATTGAGATAAGGAATGCTCGAGAGTAGCGTGAGCTCGTTGCTCGGGCAAATCTTCTAATCCCAACAACTTTATAAGTTCTGGCTTCCTCAAGGACACTATTGCGTCCAAAGGGATGCCAGAAGCAATTAAATCGAAGACTCCAGTCTTCCCTTTTAAATCATTTATGTCAGCTACAAAACGGGCCCGAGGGGTTCTAAAAATGGTGCAAGACCCGTGGTTAGTCCTGCCCGTTCTCCCGGCTCTTTGTAGCAAATCTGATTCAGTCAAGCGGTAGTAGGCTTCTTTAGTTTCATCCAAAGTATGCAATACCGTAAAACCAATATCAGAAGTAATGACATAATCCACATTGGGCAGTGTCAAACCAACATCTGCAACGCTAGTGGAGAAAATTACTGTTCCAGCAGACATATCAGGGAACACATTTGTGCCAGAAGAAAGCACAAAATTTTTCCTGGGACACATTTCTGACATCTGGTGGCACAAACCAAGAGTAGTGCAAAACACCAAAATGACAGACATTTGTGGTCTGCTATAAATAGAAGCCATAACTTCAGAGATATACTGGCGTGTAAAATCAGCTTTAGTGAGGACATCTTCACGAGGCACATTGGAAATGTGAACGTTGTACAAACGAGCACTGACCAAAGGTATGT